TCGACCTAGATAAGCTGGGCTTTGATTTACAATGTTTGTCATCATTTCAGCATATTGTTCTGCATCACTGCCACGTGTGACTAAATTAAGCGTACCAACGCCTAATACATAAGTTAAAATATCTGTTGCTGCTTTGACTGTGTTGGTTCTAAAGCTAGGGTATCCCGCAGTTTTTTCTGCTTTAAGCTCCTTGGCTTTGCCCATATAGTAAGCACCATCAGCTGGTAATCCTGCGGGCTTTTCCCAACCACCAGCTGTCATTGCTGGATAAACAGTATTTAAAAAATCTGAATAGTATTCGGTAGGATTTTGAACTTTGTCCTTACTATAAATTTTTTTAATTAATTCATTAACTAGAGCTTGTAGGCCATCATAGTCGTTAAAACTTCCACCTAAAATTTCCGTTAGTTTGACATACTCTGCTGTTTTTACAAAGGCTGCACCGCGGATAATCTTGTCAACGTTTTTGCCACCAGCACTGGGGTGATAACCTTTAAAAAGTTGAAATAGTTTTTCTACTTTTTTACTGTCTTTACTTCCGGATTTTTTAAGTTTGTCTTCATAGCTATCCATTAGATCAGCAATGCTAGCAAAGCTTGTCCCAGACCCAGTAAGACTTTTTACGCTATAATTATTTTTCCCCACTATTACATCAATTAAAGGGAAGTTTCCTTCTGCAGGAAACTCTATAAGTTCTCCTCCCTGGGAAAACATTATGGGTGCAAGTATCTCTCCGAAATCAACACTGAGTTGATTACGTGCTTTACTACCTAGTTTTTTATTTAACTCAGGGGATATAGTTCCTTGCCCTCCAGCCGCGGCTATGTCTAATAGTTGTGAACAAATTTCAATTAATTCAGGTCGTGTTTTAATTTTATCTGCTAGGGCTTGTTTTGTGGCGCCTACTAATTCGTCCTTGTTATAAGTTCTAACAGCTAGTCCCAGACTAACTGGTGTTAATTCTTTTTTACCTACACTAATACTTCCTTGATCACCAACTCCGGCTACTACTAGGGTGTAGATTATGTTCTTTATATCTTGATCGTCGCTGGGTAGTTGATGTGCCTTGCCTGGTTTAATTTGATCAATAACGTTACTAGTTGTGCTGTAGCTTAGGATGTTGGCACGATATTGACCGCTAATTCTAAGTTGATCAGGATCAGGTGGTAGCTCGTCCAGTCCCAGACTGGCGAAGTAGTTGGTTATATCCTCGCGCTGAGCACCTTTAATCCTTATATAGATCACAGGACTCTCTGCTTTCTTTTCTACTTCAAAACGAATCCCCGGCATCACTGAGCCTAGGTTAGCAGCAAGAATACCAAGTTCTGCCCGGGTAGCATATCTTGCATCCACAGCTAGTTCCTGCAAGTTAAAAAGTTCCATAAGATTCATCCTGTATTTATAGTTTAAAAGTAAAATATTATGTATGTTGCAGCGCAATAAATATTATTACAACCTAACTTTATACAATAAAAACCAATATGTCAATCAAAAATACACTAGATAATTTAACGAAATGGCTGAGATCCGGGCCGCACACAGAAATCGAGGCTTTTATAGCTCGCAATAATCCTAAAAATGCGGCTGATGTAGAACATTTAATTAAACAATGGAATTATAGCCAGGAAAGATGCTGGCTATAATGTTTAGAAAATTATTAGATTACATCATTGAGTATCGTTGTAAAAAGGCTGCTGAGTACCTAGACCATCTAGTTATACGCTAGTCCTAGTTTTACGCTCAATGTCATCTTCGTCGCAACGGGCACCATATTGAATTTCCACTAATTTTAATGGCTGATTCTTGGGATTACATAATTGGTGCCATTGATTTTTTGCTATATGTAGACTTTGATGTTTTCCGTAGATACCACGTAACTCATAATCTGTGCTTCTGTCATTAATTGTATAAACTTCAGCAGTGCCTTCTACAACGAACCAATGCTCAGCACGATCCTGGTGACGTTGCATACTTAAACTACAACCAGGTTCTACGGTCAATTCTTTAACTTTTGTATGATCACCCACAGTGTGTAATACTCTGTAATAGCCCCAATTACGATCTGTTTTAGGTGCTTTCCATTCTTCTAGTATCCAGCTACTTGAATTCTTTTTATCTTCACCACCTACCCCAAATACAAACTCACAATTAGGATCATTTACATCCATTTCGGGAATGTTTTTTGCAGTACGATCTCCACCGTTGGCAAAAATTAATTTATTATTTGGATAATGTGCCCTTACTTGACGTATAAATTCTTTAGCAGACCCATCATCATCATCGAATGTATATACTTCATCAACCATAGCTAGATTGTTTACTATACACAATCTTTCGTTCCAGGGCATAAACGCACGGCCTTTTTTACGTTCCAGCCATTCATCACTGTTAAGCCCCACTATCAAATAGTGCCCTAGTTTTTTTGCTTCTTTAAAATAGGCAATATGCCCAGAATGTACTGGATCGAAACCACCTGTAACTAAAACTATAATATCTTTATCTTCTATTTCATTTTGATTTTTCATACTTGACTCCAACGGCAATAATGTCCTGATATCCAATGTGTAAAAATATCTTCCTGTCTTATTTCTCCAGTGGTTTTTATTCCCACCACTGCACTGTCTGGTAATACATTTAAATCTACCAAATCTCCTAAGCTAGTATTTTTGGGATCAAGCTCGGGATTGTTTGTCTTATATACCATACTATAAATCCAGGGATCATTGGGTTTTTTATAAAAATGCCCTGTCCTACAATCGAAACCCGCAACTGCTAACATATACATCAGATTTGTAATATTATAGTTAAAGTAACTATAGCTAAGTGTCCTGGGATGCTGTACACCTTGATCATCTTTAATAGATGATTGTGGAGTAATCAATATTATAGCACCGCCAGGGTTAAGTTGTTTATTCCAAGTTTTTAAAGTGGTAAGTGGATTAACGCTGAATCTAAAACTATCGTGACTCCAAATTAAATCTGCCTTGATTCCTGGATCATATTGTTCAAAATCTCCTTGTACAAACTTAAGATTATCTCTTAAATGTATTTTCAATCTTTTATCTATGTCCAGCGCATAACATTGTATATTGTAGGGTCTTTCTGTTCTAGGATTAATTTGTGTGGCCCACCATTGTGTATCAAAACCAGCACCGCAGCCCATATCATAGACTACACTTACACTCTGCATAAAATCTTCGTATTTTTCAAGAAGCTGTAATGTTTCCAGACTGTGTTGATGACTTTCTTCATCGCTAGCAAATAGTCTATTCCTAGATCTAGCATTCATATAACAATATCTTCCATACCAGCAGTGCGTAATCTAGCTACGTGACCAAGCATAAAGTTTTTACTTTCTAATCCCTTCATAAGACCTAGCCATTTATTTCTAATCAGAGCTACTTCATTAATAATAGTCTCATAGTCAATTACTTCGTCTTCTCCGTCAGTATATTTTTCTGCATCTCTACTAGTCAAAGATCTGTTATAATTTTCTAGATATTTTTGAAAATGCCTACGTCGTATTTTTTTAAGTTGTATATTTAGGTAATTTAATACTGCTTCTATTTCTTGAAGTTGATTAAATCTGTGTTCAGTTATTCCAGGAAGATTCGCAACATTTTTTTCTAAGTTTCCTTTGACCGTACAGTCCTGTTTGGCCTGAATTAATTCAGATTCATAGTAACTTATAAAGTCTGGTATTTTACCTAGATCGGAAACTATTTGATTATACCACATTTAATTAATCTTCATAATCGTAATTTTCATCATCATCTTCAGATTCTGATGCATATTGTTGATAACTGCGTTTAGTATATTGATCTGTCATTGCGAATTCATTTAGATCTAGATCACCCAGCAAATCAACTAGTACACTCATTAAGTTGTCGCTAGCCTCTTGCCTATCCTTGGCAGGAATATACTGTTTGAGTATACTATATGTTTCTGTAAGTGTATCAATTTCAATACTCATTTTCAAATTCCTTTTTATTAAGTTTAAGTAAATCGTGTATTTGGTATTCCATAGTGGTCAATGTTGTGGGAAATCTATTATATCTTAGCTTCATAACTAATTTAGTTGTCTCAGCATATCTCAAAAATCTTTCTTTAATAGTTAGCTCGGGATTAGAGTCAGCAGTCCAAAGATTACCGTATTCATTATTATACAAGTGAATGCCTAGTTCTGTCGACATATTAGACAGAGGAGTATCAGGTAGTATTACAAGTGGACTATCTAGACTTATACCTATTATGGTATCGTCTATTAGATATTTTTGATATTTTTTTAACAAGTTAAGGGTGTCATTGTGATCTTCTAAAGTTTCTGTAGGATAACCAGTAAACATTAATAAAAAGTTTTCTATTTTATACTTACTGCACATTTCCAGATGCCAGTCTATATCTTGGTTACTAAATTTTTTCCCAAGATGTTCGCGTACACGTTCACTACCAGATTCTACTCCTATCTGTATTTGTTTACACCCTGACTCTTTTAACAATGCAAACATTTTTTCCGGATGCTGTGATCTAGGTCTAATAATAAACTGACCGCTATATTTTATATTTTTAAGACCAGGATGTGTTTTATGTAGATCTATTAATCCTGTTGTGAGATCATTAAGTTGTTTAAGAGATCCATTTAGTAAACTATCAGAGAAAAAATAATCAGTTACTCCGTGTTTTAGATAATTTTGTGTTATTTCCCGTACTACATTTTGACCTGATCTGAATCTGAACTTTTTCCAAATAGCTCCCACGTCACAAAAAGTGCATCTACGCACACAGCCACGGCTAGCAGTGATTGTCACTGTTCTAGTAGGGTTGCCAGGATTTACATAATCCTGAAAATTTATTTTATTATAGGAAGGCAATGCCAGTGCATCTAAATTATCTATTTGAGGAGCCCAAGTTTCATATTCTGTTGACTTATCATTTAATCCCAGAACATTGTTGCCTTTAAAAAATTCATCTAAGACGACATCACCTTCGCCCATAACATAATAATCAACTAGATTATTTTCTAAAAGAAACTTACCAAAAGATCTACCGTTTTTTTCTTGGCCAACTAGCGATTTATTCCCATAGCCCGCTGACACACCAGGGCCACCTGCTATTATTTTTATGTCTAAATTATGTTTGATACGTTCTAATAGCCTTTTAGCTAGTAAGTGTTGCATCACACTAAAAACTGTTGCAGCAATAAGATCTGCTTGGTATGACTTTATTTTTTCCACTGCTAGATCTAGAACATTCTCAAGAACACTCAAGGAGCCAGGGTTTGCTAGTTCTAGATTTTCTAAATCCTTTTCTGATCTAGCTACATATATTTTTTCTGTGATATCTGCATTTACATTATTTCTAAAAAATATATTAAAGTCAAAAAAATTGTAATTTATATTGTTATTCTCGCAGACGCCAGCTACAAATGCAGCGCCTGGTGGTGGCCTGTCCACAGAAATTAATCCTGACGTTATAATCAAGACATTGTTAAACTTTGACATTTTGCAATAGTGCTTCTATTTTTTCTATTTTTTCTAGTATAACTTTCTGTCGTTCTTCCGAATAGTTTTCAGAATATAATTCATTGAATTTTAAACTATGATTTAATTTTTCGTCTAATACCCAGGTTTTGACAGGAAACTTAAATTTTAATTCCCAGTAAGCATTATTTAACGCCCAGGTTAGCGCCTGTGGATAAGGACCATTGGGAGTAAAATATACTCCCTGATATTTAATTAGATCTGGGACCAAAATGTCATCAAGATAAAGATTTATCAATGTTACAGATTGATCTTTAACAATAGTATTGTCAACTAGGACTGTACTATTGGGATGTTTTCCGTATAATTCTATTCGTAATACGTGGTCTCCCTCCATTAAATCAAGAGGTATATTTACCCTGGCATAGTCCGATTCAAAACTAAAGTCCTCATAAAGATCGTCATTAACGTAGAGTTTAATCTTGGGCCAACCCAGAGATTCAGTTGCTGTAAACTCCAGGGTTAAAATATCCATTTTATTCTTCTGTCGCTAGTTCTTCCAGTTTAGCTTTTTTATGTGGATTTGCTGTGAAGTCAGCCATTACTTGGTCTAGGCTACCATCCTCGTTACGTTCCCACGCCTTACGGAACTGTTTGATCACAGTACCATCTGCTAGGGTGTATTTAAGACTGTTGCCTTCCTTGGCCAGTAACCCCTTTTCTTCAAAAAGATCTACCAACCCGCTATAGGGATTCATACCTGTTTCATAGGGAATCTTTACTTGAACACTTTCAAAAGGTTTAGCATAACGAGTTTTCATAATCTTACAGGCAGCTCGAATACCTTTGACGTCACTGACTTTGTTGCCGTCCTCATCCTCTTTAAGTTTGAGTTTACGCATAGCGACAACGATTGAGCTTGCATAGATAAAGCCCTGACCACCTGAAATTTTATCGTCAGGATCAAACATATCCTGTGATGCGTAAGTGTGGTTAGTTGCAATTAGTCCTATATTCAAACTGCCGAACATATTTACACAGTTACGAACTAGTGCTGTTAAAGCCTTGGGCTTACGGCCCATATCACCCTTCAAATCACCTGCTTCAAACTGATTAACATCAGTGGGAGTTAATAACATACCTAAACTGTCAATAATAAACAACACTTTGGGTCGATCATTTTCCGGAAGCGTTTTGTATTCTTTGACAAAATCATTTATAACCTTGGCCACGTCGTCGATCATCGCCATATTCAGTTTTAATAGTTTATCTTCACTAGTGTCTACACCCAGTGCGTGTAACCAGGCTTCATCAAGTGCGTTCTCAGTATCAATGAGAATAACATAAATGCCCTGTTGTTGAGCGTTCTTGACAAGATTTCCCGAACAGATAAAACTTTTACCTGCTCCAGATTCTCCTGCGAATACAGTCACTTTGCCTAGCGGAACCCCACGGTTAAAATCTCCACTAATGAGATAGTTTAAAGCATAGTTGTTTGTGCTAATCCAATCTGTTGGATCTTGAAATCCCACAGATATGCCGTCTATGCTCTTAGTAATGTTTTTCCTAAATTTACTTACATCAAAAGGTTTGGTTGCCATAATTATTCCTTGATTAAAATTTTAAATATATTTTTTTGATTTTTTATTTTTTGTAAAGAGTGTTCCAGATCTTCTACTAACCCCAATGGTATTCTTCCGTGCCCTAGTTTTTTATCACAGGGATCTATGCTATTATCTTTCATCCATTGTACATAATTCTCGTCAGAAAGCAAACTATACGGAAAAAATATCAAACTGGCCTCGCCACTGTAATAATGGAGATTTTGAAGTCCAGGGTAATCGATGGGGAGGTTGTCTTGATATAGATCTAGGAACTCTTTGCCTAACTCTGCATAATGCAGGTATAATGTACCAGCAGGCAGATCAAATTCAAAAAAATCATAGTCTTGTGGATCTAAACTTATTCTTCTATATTGATCTTTATTGAAACTAAAATAGAGATAGGGTACTTCAGGTATTTTAGTTTCTACTCTGTGCAGATAAAAGTTTAAATTTCTAATAGCATCTTTAAGTTCCTTGTTGGCCAAGCTAAAGATTCTGGTTGGGCTACCAAATCCCCCGCTTAGTTTTTCAAACTTACTGTGTAGATAATTGAAATAATCCTGAGGCTGATCTAGAATATTATCTCTAACTTCTATAAAATTTTTAAGATACTTGTTTATTATTAGACAACTATCCATCAAAATTTTACAAGATTCTTCCAGAGATAATAATCCACTAAAAGCTTCATCTTGATTGATTTCACAGTTTTCCAGACACCATTGAAATTCCTTTGCCCATTTTCGAGCAAAGGAATTATCGTACAGATTGATGTCAAAAGACTCTTCTCCTGAAGAGCCCAGTAACACAGTAAGTTTCATTACTGAGTTTTTCTGTTGCGGATCATCGCTAGGATGTCTTCAGCCTTTTGTGCAGCAGGTTTCGTAGCAGGCTGTGCTGTAACTGTGGCCACTGGTTTAGTAGGTTCAAAAGGAGGGTCAGTATCCTCATCAGCTACTTCTACTGGACGACTAGTCGTTGGCTTTGCCGCTGCACTAGTTGTCGCAGTGCCAGAATCGTCACCACCAGTGCTAAGGCCATAGGGTTTGTAATAATTGCCCCAA